AGTGCATTGGTTGTTTGGAACGGTTCTGACTTCGTAACGGCTGTATCTCCATCCTCTAACGGGACAGTAACGACAGTGTCAGTTGCTAGTGCTAACGGGTTTACAGGCTCAGTATCAAACCCTACATCAACCCCTGCTATTACGCTGACAACCAGTATTTCTGGTGTGCTTAAAGGTAACGGTACGGCTATTTCTGCGGCTACGTCTGGTACAGATTACAGCGCAGGGACTTCTGCATTAGCTACGGGTATTTTAAAAAGCACGACATCGACAGGCGCGTTGACTATTGCAGTAGCTGGTGATTTCCCAACACTTAATCAAAACACGACAGGAACAGCGGCAGGCCTTTCTTCTATCTTGGCGATTGCATCTGGTGGTACAAATAGTTCAGCTACTCCTACGGCTGGCGGTGCAGGTTATGGTACTGGTACAGCGCACGCTTATACGGCTGCGGGCACAACAGGTCAAGTTTTAACATCACAAGGTACAAGCGCACCGATATGGACATCAGTTGCATCATCAGGCGGTACAGTCACTTCAGTTGCTGCATTAACATTAGGCACTACGGGTACAGACGTTTCATCATCAGTTGCAAATAGCACAACAACCCCTGTAATTACGTTAAATATCCCAACAGCAAGTGCATCAAATAGAGGCGCGTTAAGTTCAACTGATTGGTCTACATTTAACGGTAAACAAGCTGCATTAGGTACAGCTAGTGCATCTGTAAGTGGTATTTTATCTTCTACGGATTGGTCTACATTTAATGGTAAATACTCAACTGGCGGTGCGCTTGGTACACCTTCTAGCGGTACGCTGTCATCTTGTACGGTTGATGGGACAAATGCAGTTGGGTATAAAAACATTCCGCAAACAGGCTCGGATAAAACGACGGCATATACTCTAGTTACTGGGGATGTTGGTAAATATGTGGGTGTTGGAACAGGCGGGTCTATTGTCGTACCGACTTCTACGTTTGCAAATGGCGATGCTATTTCTATTTTTAATAATACGACAGGTAGTATCACCATTACAACTACTGCGCCTACAGCCTATATTGCAGGGGCAAATACAGTTAAAACCTCTATCACTTTAGCTACTCGCGGTATTGCTACGATTCTATTTGTTAGTGCAACAGTTTGCGTTGTGTCGGGTAATGTGTCATGACGGGTATTATGCAAGCAGTGCTTGGCGGAACTTATGGGCCCGTAGGCCCGACAACTATAGGTCAAGCCTACGGTGGTGGTTTTTATGCAGGTAAAATTTCAACTGCTGGTACAGGTGTAGCGTATTACTATTTAATCGTTGCGCCTAAAGCATCTGGTGAAGCTGTTAATGTAGTTTGGGGGCCGACGGGCGTAACAACAGGAAATACGTCAGTTATCAGCGGCCCAACAAATTCAGCATCGCTGGCTGCACTTGGGACATCATACGCAGCGGCAACGTTTTGTGAAGGGTTATCAATAGGTGGATACACAGATTGGTATCTACCTGCTAAAAACGAGCTTGAAGTGATGTACTACTTTTTAAAACCTACGACTAATGGGAATGTTACGTATAGCGGCTCAAATGCCAATGCGGTATCTCCAGAGCCTGTAAGTACAAATTATACTAATGGTTCTCCTGCGCAAACAGTCGCCGGTATTGGTTTTAGAGCTGGTGAAACGAATGCGTTTGCCTCTGGCTACTATTGGTCTTCTACTGAGCACAGCTCTGACTATGCGGTTATGCAAGGCTTCGTTTTAGGAGACCAAGACAACTACATTAAAAACATTAGTGGTTATGCCAGAGCTGTTAGAAGAGTACCTGTATAGATAATACTTACCCACTATATGCAACTTCAACTTAAGAGGATTGACAAATGAACAAACTACTCAAAATCTGGAACTATTTAAACGCAAGATTAAAAGAACCTTCTACTCATGCGAGTGTAGCAGCACTCGCAACAATGGCGGGTATGAATATTGAAGCTGGTCCTATTCACGATGGACTGACTGCGGCAGGTGTGGTTTTTGGTATGATTGGATTGTTTGCATCAGAAGGTAAATAATATGAGCAAATACTTCAAACCGGAAGAATTTGAGTGTCACTGCGGGTGTGGTGAAAAAGACGTTAATCCTAAGCTCGTAGAGCTACTTAACCGCATCCGTGAGTCGTTTGGTAAGCCAATTACCATTATGAGCGGTAGAAGATGTGAAGCGCACAACACAAAAGTGGGTGGTGCAAAGCATAGCCAGCACGTCTTAGGTAACGCAGCCGACATTAAAGTAAAAGACGTACCGCCCAAAGAAGTGCAAGAATACCTCATGAAGCATTTTGATGACGAATGCAAAGGTCTTGGACGCTATAAATCTTTTACCCATATTGATGTACGTGATGGTAAAATCGCACGTTGGAACGGATAATGCAGACTCCCTTTTTACAGGGAGTCAATTTAGTTTAAGACTGTGATTCAGATTTAAGGGCTTTTCGCTTAGCCCAATTTGCTTTCATTGCCGCAGATTGCCTTGCTCGCTGTTCTGGGGATTGTAATGTTGCAACGCGTTTAGCCTTTATATCGGGGTCGCTATTTAAAGTTTTATGAAACTCCAAAATATTAAGGGGGTGGTTTTTGTCTAATAAGGCTTGCTTTCTTTTTTCCTTTTCTTCATTGGAATGGATAGGTTTGCCTAATTTACGGACTCGTTGCGATTCTCTGTACTCTTCATTCTCCCAAATAGCTTTTAGCTTTTGCCTAACTTTAGGTGATTTTGCTGGGTTATTATCGCCTAAAAATTTCTCTTTAACGTCCGGTGAGTTTAACCTTGCAACGGCTTTTGCTCTAGCTTCTGATGACCTAATTGGATGGTTAGGGTCTGACAATCTAAACTTTAAAGCTATCATTTTTTCTGGAGATAAGCCTTTACTTCCAGGTGACCCCCCTTGCATTTTATTGGTTAACGTGCCTGTATTTAAATCTAACCTACCGTACTTTTCAATTAAATTAAATTCCAGTTGGCACGCGTCCTCTAAAGTAGGTACTTGAATGAGCTCAACTATGGTATTATCTGCACCAATCGCAGTGAGTTTTTCAATACAAGATTTATTCCTGCTTCCAGAATTTTTAGGGTTAGTTCTATGATACTTTTTCGACAATCCAACATAAAACGGAACATGGTTTGTATCTTTCCAAATATATACGTACATAATATTTCTATTCTCTTGGTTAAGGGAGGTATATTATGACATTAAAAAAGCTCTTGGTCAAGAGCGGTATAAACAGAGAGAATACCCGCTATTACACAGAAGGCGGATGGTATGATTGCGACAAGATTCGTTTTCGTCAAGGTTCTCCACAGAAAATAGGGGGTTGGAATAAGATATCATCCTCTACTTACTTAGGGGTATGCCGTTCACTATGGGCATGGGAAACACTAGGACAAGTGACGCTTATAGGAGTTGGAACTAATTCCAAATTTTATATCTCTCGTGGCGGTAGCTACTACGACATCACGCCTATACGTACAGCAAACACGTTAACTAACCCTTTTACGGCCTCTACTGGCTCGGCGATTATTACCGTAACTCATGCAGGGCATGGTTGTGCTAACGGAGATTATGTTACCTATAACGGAGCAACAGGACTTGGTGGGACTATTACAGCCTCTCTGCTTAACCGCGAGTATCAAATCACCTACGTGTCTGCTAACTCTTATACAATTAATGTAGGGTACGCGGCGAACAGTTCAGATACTGGGAACGGTGGTACAGTTCGTGCTGTTTATCAGATGTCAGTAGGTCCAGCTTACCAAACGCCTACTAGTGGTTGGGGTGCAGGGGCTTGGGGTAGTGGTTCTTGGGGTAGTGGTCAGTCCTCATCTGACTCACTTCGTTTATGGTCACAGAGTAACTACGGTCAAGATTTAGTCTTCGGTCCTCGCACGGGTGCGATGTATTACTACTATGCAGATAGAGGTCTTGTAAGCACTACCGCTACTATTACAATAGCATCGCCCGCTGTAGTCACAGCTACTAACCTCTACGCTGAAGGCGCACCGATAGTCTTTGAAACGTCAGGTGCACTGCCTACAGGACTTGCTACAGGTACAACTTACTATGTACGCAATTATACCGCTGGTATATTTAATGTATCTGCTACACCCTCTGGAGCTTTAATCACTACAACCGGCACACAGTCAGGCACACAGTATATTTCCAACCGTGCGGTCAATTTAGCTACTATTAATGGTGCATTAGATGTTCCAACTATTCAGAATTACATTACGGTATCAGACACTTTTCGTTTTGTATTTGCTTTTGGCTGTAATGACTACGGTGTATCTACTCAAAACCCACTGCTAGTACGCTGGTCTGACCAAGAGAATGCCGCTGACTGGGCACCGTCTACTACTAATCAAGCAGGGTCACTGACCCTAACTCGTGGGTCTCAGATTATTACTGCGCTTCAAACACGCCAAGAGATTCTAGTTTGGACTGACTCAACGCTCTACTCTATGCAGTATTTAGGTTACCCGCTGGTTTGGAATGCCCAGCTTATGGGTGATAATATATCTATTGTAGGGCAGAATGCGGCTGCTTTGGCTTCAGGTGTTGTGTACTGGATGGGACGAGATAAATTCTATAAATACGATGGTCGTGTGCAAACACAAAACTGCGACCTGCGAGAATATATCTTCAATGACTTCAATATACAACAATCCGAACAAGTCTTTGCCAGCACTAATGAAGGGTTTAATGAAGTCTGGTGGTTCTACTGCTCTACTGATAGTACGGTGGTGGACAAATACGCAATCTATAATTACGCCGAAGATATATGGTATTACGGCACAATGGGTCGCACCGCTTGGCTTGACTCTGGGATTTTAGAATTCCCTCTTGCAGCTACTTACTCAAATAACTTAGTTAACCACGAAAACGGTCTTGATAATAACGAATCAGCTACGCCCACAGCTATTGAGTCTTACATTACCAGCTCTGAAACTGATATTGATGACGGGCACAACTTTGTGTTTATTCGCAGAATCCTGCCTGATATGACGTTTAGGGGTTCTACAACAGAGAACCCAACAGCAACACTTTCTATCATCCCTTTGATGAACGCAGGGAGTGGGTATACAGACCCAGCGTCTGTTGGCGGAACAAATGAAGCGGCGGTAACGCGCACAGCGACTGTACCTATTGAGAAGTTTACAGGACAAGTATTTATTCGTGTACGCGGTAGACAGTTTTCTTTTAAAGTATATAACAATCAGTTAGGGTCTATGTGGCAGTTGGGTGCAATGCGACTCGAAATTAAGCAAGACGGGCAAAGAGGATGAGTAATACAGTCCAAACCCCTAAAGCACCAAGTTTACCTTTTGCTGAGGTGCAATATAGTCGTAACTATCTTGACCAATTAAATAACGTACTGCGCTTATACTTCAATCAACTCGATAACACGTTCCAATCCCTGCTGAGTATTGCAGGGGGAGCGGCTTTTAAATTCCCAAATGGTAGTTTTTATTTGACTACGCAGCAGACGATACCTGTTATAAATACGGCTTACGCTATACCGTTTAATAATACATCCGTATCAAATCAAGTTGCTATTGGAACAACGACATCTCACATCGTAACAAATGTAGCTGGGTATTATAACTTTCAGTTCTCGGCGCAACTGGCTAAGACGGCTGGCAGTACGATGTCTGCGTGGGTGTGGCCTAGAGTAAATGGGGTAGATATTCCTGACTCTAATACTAAGCTTCAGCTAACGGGGTCTAGCAGTTCTGAGATGGTAGCGGCATGGAATTTCGTACTTCCAATGAATGCTGGAGATTACTTTGAGCTTTACTGGGCAGCTGACCATGTGGACGTTATATTAAAAGCAGAAGCAGCTAATTCATTCTCCCCTGCAATACCTCCTGTCATCCTTACCGCTACGTTTGTTTCAGCACTATACTCATGATATTATTAGCTAAACTTTGGAGGTATCGTGAGCGATTTAGCAACTACTGGCAATATGCCAAAAATCTTAGGATTAGAAGCCCTTATGAAGGGTATGCCTCAGGTAGATTCGCCAGCGGAGCATTATCATCTGAGCGGTGTTTATTGTCGGTCTCTTTTTATACCTAAAGGTTGTTTACTTACAGGTAAGATTCATAACCACGAAAGCATTGGTATTCTAGCTCAGGGTACACTTCGCATCACAAACGGTGAAACGTCTACAGTTGTTACCGCACCTTACATCACAGTGGATAAGCCTGGCATCAAACGCTTAGGCTACGCTGAAACAGATTGCACATTTATTACAGTTCATCGTTCAGACAAAACAACTATGGAAGAGCTTGAAGAAGAGCTTGTTTCTAATACTTTTGAAGAGTATGAACAGAAAACACAACAGTTACTTGGGGAAATATTATGAGTTGGATTGCGGTTATGGTTGGTGCCGGTGTTGGTGCTACTGCTGGGGGTGTTTCTGCTGGACTTAACGGTGGAGATGCTGGAGACATATTAAAGTCTATGGCTATCGGCGGTGCTATGGGTGGTGCTGGCGGGGGTATTGGCGGTGCTGTATTTGGAGGAGCTGGCGGAGCCGCTGCTGGCGCTGGTGGCGGAGCCGCTGCTGGTGGGACTACTGGGGCGACTACTGGAGCTTTAACAGGTTCAACTACTGGCGCTTTAACAGGTTCAACTACTGGTACTTTAGGCGCTGCTGGTAATGCTGCATTAGCCAGTGCGCTCCCTACTTCTGTTGGTACGGTTGGTGGTACAGTCGGAGGGACTGCTGGAGGTACGGTTGGTGGTACAGTCGGAGGGACTGCTGGAGGTGCTACTGGAGGGGCTGGTTTTGCTGGTTTAAATGGTGGTACCGGATTACTTGCAGGGGGTACTGGTGGGGCCGGTGCTGGGGCTGGTGCTGGGGCTGGTGCTGGGGGTGTTAGCAGTGGAGGTATTAGCTCTCTTCCCGGTCAATCCGGTTTTGTTGGTCCTACAGCAACCCCAGACCAAATAGCCAATGCTTCAGCTTACACAGATGCCAATATGGGAACTCGCTTTCTTGCTGATTTAACAAATAACCAAGGGAATATAGTCGGTAACACAGGTCTTAAAATGGCGGGTGGAGCACTGCAAGGCGGTGTTATGAATGCTGGTATTAACGGTTTAGTTGCTGGCGCACAAGGTCAAGATGTTGGTGAGGCTATGGGTAAAGGTGCACTTACTGGTGCTGTAGGTGGTGCTGCTGGTGCAGGCCTTGCTTCTATGGCTGGTTCTGGGGGTACACTAGGGAGCATCGGTAACTTCGCTGCTAAACATGATGTGCTTGTTCCAGCCGCACTTAGTATGGGTTCAGGTATGGCACTCGATTCTGCTATGACATCTGACTTCTCACCCCCAGAACAAAAAGGTATTCGTAGTAACTATAAGTGGAATCCTAATGTATATAAGCCATACGGCCCTCAGTTTGCAGCAGGTGGGATTACAGATTTAGATAACTATGACCAAGCACCGCAGATGCAAAGCCCCGGAACACTCGATATTCCTAACCGCAACGAAGTGTCAAACAATCAAGGTTATATGGGTGATTCTGTGCAACTGATGGCACACGGTGGTATTTCTGATTTAGGAGGGTATTCTGATGGCGGACGATTACTTAAAGGTCCTGGCGATGGCGTTTCAGATGATATCCCCGCTACTATTGGTGGTAAGCAACCTGCTAGACTTGCTGAAGGGGAATTTGTTATTCCTTCAAGAATTGTCTCTGAATTAGGTAATGGCTCAACGGATGCAGGAGCTAAACGCCTATATCAAATGATGGACCGTATTCAGTCAGACCGTAAAAAAACAACTGGCAAAGGTAAGTTCTCAGACAACCCAAAAGCCTACAAACACCTGCCAGCTTAGGAGACATAAATGAACGCAGTTGATATTACTACTAAAGACCCTTGGTATACAGGTCTTATGGACCTCCCTACAGCCGGATATGCTGATGGTGCTATGGACGCTGATATTAAAAAGCTTCAAGCTACCTTAGCGGCAAAAACTAACCCCGCTGACCAGTTAGGTATATGGCAAGATTGGGTTACCCAAGTTAGCGACCCCGCATTTTACGCTAATGTTAAAAAAATTACCCCAGCTCAACAAAAAGAATACGCGGCTAAAGCAAAAACAGTATATACAGATGCGTTTGATAGATGGATGACGCAAGCTAAACTGCCTAGCTCTGTTCAAAGCATCCTATCTGAAGACCCTTTAGCTAAACTTCCTTCATATCTTAGTGGATACTTAGCTCTTGACCCTAAAGACCCTGCGTCTGTAGAGGCGTATAAAGCGCAACTTACAAAAGATTTTGGTGGGTTAAGAGATAAAAGTGGGAATCCTATTATTAGTGATGTGTTAATAAATCAAATTGCATCGGGTAAGCAGGATTTCAGCACATTAAATGATAGAGTAACTCAAGCAGTAAATAGCGCGGCTAATAAACAGTTAGGCTCCGCAGCAGGGCAAATTAGTGATATTACTAAAACGGATGCTTATCAAAGTCTGCTATCTGACCCTAGTGCATTAACATCAACTTATAACTCTAAAGTAGCGGGACTAAACCAAGACGCTACAACAGGTGCATGGGCGCCTAAAACTACAGGGACTGATACTCCCTCTAGCGGTGCAGGGATTACTGCGCTTGGACCTTATTCTGGAAGTGTTAGTGAAGTAGACACACCAGCAAAAATGAAGCAAGTCGTAGATAACTACGATCCTAACAAAGGGGTATACCGTGCACCATCATTAGATGCTTCTGGTAAATTAGTTGCTAACTCTACATCACCATACTCAAACATTTTAAACGGGATGTTATCAGGGTATAAAAATCCTTACGCGGCGGATTATACAAATCAGCTAAAGATGCCTGAAGCACCCAACTTAACAAATATCAAAAAACCGTTTGAGGTCAACCCCACGTCTGCTGATTTGTTAAAGGTAGCTAATACTGAAGGTAGAAAGTTATATCAACCCGCAACGATGTCTACAACCCCCGCGACAGGACAATCATCTGCGGCTAAACCCGGTACACCAAACACAACAGACAGTAAAGTCCCTGCTATCACTACAGATACGAGTGCGGGTAAAGTAGTTACGCCCCCTACGGTTAATCCACCTGTTGTTAATCCACCTGTTGTTAATCCACCTGCTGTTAACCCACCTGCTGTTAACCCACCTGCTGTTAATGCACCTGTTGTTAACCCATCTGCTGTTAATGCACCTGTAAAAACAGCCGCTGAGATAGCTGCTGAAAAAGCAGAAGCGGACAGACTAGCTGAGGTTAATAGATTAGCTGCTGAGAAAGCAGAAGTTGAAAGGCAGGCAGGTATAAAAACACTTGCTGAAAAAGCAGAAGCGGACAGACTAGCAGTAGCTAAACGGCAGGCAGAAGAGAAAGCAGAGGCTGAAAGACAGGCGGGTTTAGTAGCGTTAGCGAATCAACAAGCAGCAGAGAAAGCAGAAGCGGACAGATTAGCAGCATTAGGGCGCAATCCAGATGGTGGACCTTCATCATTAGCACCTATTAACCCTAATACGTATGGGCCTCAACAAGTAACGCTTGACCCTAATACTGTTGTGAGTTCACCTAGTGGTATAAATGCTTTATCTGCACAAACTGTAACCCCTCCACCGAGTGGACCTCAGCCTATTAACCCAAGTAACGGCGGACCTACTTCAGCTATTGTTGGACCTATCACCGCTGCTCAAAGAGACTTAGGGCCTTTAAATATATCTAACTTAGGTGCGGTAATTGGCCCTCAAGCTATGAATTCCAATGCAGGAGGCGTAGCGTCTTTAGTTGGTCCACAAGTTACAACACAGTCTCAAACACAACCTGCCGTAACTTACACATATGCACCTAGCAGTCAACAGCAGTTAGAAGATAAAGCAGTTAATGCAGGGTATCAAGGTGATTATACAGATACTGCCGCAATGAATAGTTTTATAAATGCGAATAACCAATCTGTAGCACCCGCCGTAACACAACAACCAGCCGTAACACAACAACCAGCCGTAACACAACAACCAGCCGCAGCGCCTCAAGGGGGTATAAATTCATTAGGACAACAAGTAATTAATCCTGGTGCAACTCAAGTACTTGATTCCGCTGGCGTGCCTATTGCAGGTAGACGTAGATTGGGTCTTGCATAATATGATAACTCTGCACGCAGTACCTCTTGAGTTTATTCAGCAGACGTGGCCTTTAGCGAGGCCGCATATTGTGGCTGGTTTGCAGGAAGGGAGTGGTGAGAATTCACCTAACATGACGTATAATGACGACCATGTACTAAGCTATCTTGTTAACGGTAGTTGGGAGCTTTTTGTGGCTGTAGATGAAAACCATGTAATGCGAGGCGCTGCAACTATCTCGTATATTAACTACCCACTACATCGAGTTGCCTTTATCACAGCGGTAGGAGGTAGGTTGATTGCTACCCAAGATAGTTTTAACCAATTAAAAAATTTATTTAAAGCGCGGGGAGCTACGATGATTCAAGGTTATGGAAGACCTGCTATCATAAGACTCTGGAGACGCTTTGACTTTCAACCTCGCAGTACCTTACTGGAAGTATCAATATGATTATTAAAAGTTTTAAAAAGTATTTCACAACCTATATCGTACCGACATTCTATGGTGGCGGAAGCGGGGGCGGTCAGAACACAACTGTGCAACAGCGTAATATTCCTAAAGAGCTTGCACCATATTATGAGCTGATGCTTAACTCAATGACAAAACAAGCGTTCACTACTGCAGATAATCCCGGCAAAGCCTCTCCTGAGATAACAGCTTATCAACCTAAGATGTCGTCCTATGCAAATGGTGGTGAGGTTAAGAAATACGCTGCTGGTGGGGATTTGTCATCAGCTGCAAAGAATCTTGGTGTTGACGTTACTGGGCTAACATCTTATCAACCCTACGGAACGGTTGCTCCAGGGGCATCGTATTTATCAGACCCTACTAAAACAAACGAAGGTGCTAAACCTGTAGTAGATTACAGCGCTTATGTCGCTGCGCCTGACGTACTGCAGAATTTATCCTATAAGTCTGCGGCTCAAATGGGTCTTCCTGAGCAAAATCAAACAGCGGCTGATTTATCTAATATTGCTGCCGCAGGGGGACTTAATACAGCAACGTCTGCCCTTGACTACGGCGGTGCAGGTTATCAAGCAGGTCTTAACTCAGCGCAATTAGGGAATGCGGCGGCTGATACAGCGGCTCAGAATGCAAACATTCTAGGTAATAGTGCACAGAACTACGGCGGTCTTGGTGCTGTGATGGGCGCGGCTGGAGCAGGGATTGGTCAGTCTTACGAGAATAAAGCTACTAATGCAGGGACAGTTAACGCCTACATGAACCCTTATCTTGAAGCGTCACTGAAACCTCAACTTGCGTTGATGGACCAACAGAATGCTATCGCTAATCAAAAAGCAAACTCACAAGCAGCGCAAGCTGGGGCGTATGGCGGTAGTCGTCAGATGGTGCAAAATAACCTTAACGATCAGTCTAATCAATTAGCGCAAGCAAACCTCATTGGTCAAGGATACAAATCAGCCTACGACACAGCGCAAGGTAACATTTTGCAGGGTTCACAACTTGGTCTTCAAGGGTACAACACAGGTATTCAAGGTGCTCAAACAGGACTTCAAGGTGTTACTACGGCTACAGGTGCAGGGCAGTATGGTCTATCTGGCGCTCAAACGGGGTTATCTGGTCAGCAAGCCGCCATGTCAGGTGCGGGAGTAGGGCTTCAAGGTGTTAGTGGTGCACAGGCTGGGTATAATATGGCAGGGATAGCAGGGCAGCAACTAGCTAATATAGGTAATCAGCAGTTAGCACAGCAACAATCTATTGCGGGTATACAGAACACTTATGGTGCGCAACGACAAGCCAATGAGCAACAGACTATTAATAACGCCATTGCTGTAAATGACTACCAACAAAAATACCCTTGGGAAATTTTGGGCGGATACGCTAACGCACTTAACGGTGTGCAGACTGGAAATATGAGTTCGTTCACACCAGCGGCAAGTCCGCTGTCTCAAGTAGCTGGTTTAGCTGCTACAGGGGTGGGTGCATACCAAGCCTTTAAAAAGAAAGGCGGTGTTATTAAAGAGCCTAAAGCTAAGAGTGGCGGTATCGGTGACTTAGCGGTGTATAACGCGATGAAAGGAGGAAAATAAGATGATGAATACCCCTTCTATGTATTCTGTTGACCAGCTGCTTAAAGCTCGCCAAAACGGTGTACCCGACTATGTTGTAGTCCCCATGCTACAAAAAGCAATGGCGCAGAAACAAGCAATCGCGCAGCAACAAGCGCTCCAACAAGGCGCACCTAAACCACCCGTAGCACAGCAAATCCTAGACGCTGCTCATAATGATGTCATGCAAGAGCACATGGCTCGCCAAGTGGAAGAAGCTCCAGAACCTCGTGGGATTGACTCTTTGCCTAGTGGCATTGATGAAAGTGATTATGCAGGAGGTGGGATTATTGCTTTTGCTGAGGGCGGTGATACGCCATATCAAGTTGATGAAGCAGACTATGCTCCTGCTTATACTGGGGCTGACTTAGACCCGAACGCTCAAAGAGATAGGTATTTAAGTTCTATCGGTACTAACCCTGCAATTGCAAAGCAGGAAGAGCGTATCAGTGCGCGTGAAGCCTCACTTAAAGGTGAGGAAGACAAAGCGCCTTGGATGGCTCTTATGCAAGCAGGCCTTGCTACGATGTCAGGGACTTCACCTAATGCGTTTGCTAATATTGGTGAAGGTGCATCTAAAGGGTTGTCTGCTTACGGCGAGTCTAAGAAAGCTATTGCAGGTCGGATGGATAAGCTTGATGAACTTCGTGGAAGAATGGAAGAAGCTCAACGAACTGAAGCTGTTGCTGCTGCTAACTTCGGGTTTAATAGTGTTGAACATAAACAAGCCGCTAATGAAAAACGTGCTTTAGAAAAACAAGCTGCTAAATTAGCAGCGGGATTGGGGGCTAATAAGTTCGCATTGGAAACAGAGCAGAATGCTATTGCTAGAGAAGGGCATCAAGTATCAGCTGGGAACGCCGCTGCGCACTTAGCAGAAGTAGTAAGACATAATAAAGCTATAGAAGGGGGTATGGGTGGTGTAGGAGGTAAGCCTATGACCGCTAACCATATAGCAGATATGCTGTCTAATAGATTAAAGGAACTTAGTGTGGAAGAAAAAGCTATTGTTGCAGATGATGAGCTTAGTCCTGAACAGAAAGAATACGAATTAGCGAATATTAAAGGGGTTAGACGGGGATATCAATCCCAGCGATTAGATTTCCTAAAAGGTAAACCTGTAGATATTGGGTATCTAACAGAATTAGAAGATGTTAAAAATACGCCTTATTCCTCTCAATCGATATCACAACCGGGGGCTGTAGTAAAACCTGCGCCTATTGGTAAAACATCTGTATCTAACTGGTAACCTTATGCCTAGAAATATTACAGTATCTTTTGAAGATGGTACTCAGCACGTTTATGAGAATGCGCCTGATGATATTACACCAGAAGCGGTTATAGCGCGTGCCTCTAAAGAATTTGATGGTGTACCTATAACTAATGTAGACGGGGGTAGAGAAGCCCAAACAGAAGAACTCCCTTCTCGTACGGCTGGAGATGTCGCTAAAGATATAGGTGTTACTGCGGGTAGAAGTGGCATTAGTGGGCTTCAACAGGTTGAAGGGTTAGCAGACCTACTTCCAGGGGTTAATGCAACTAAGTATCTAAGTGAGCACGGTGTTGACTTAGGGAAAGCTAAGGAGTATTTGCAAGAGAACGCATCTCCTCAACAGCAGCAAGCCTATAAAAACCTAACTGAAGCACAGGGCGCAGGTAATATTCTAAGTGCAGCTATAGAAAACCCCTCTGCTGTAGCTGAGTTAGTTGGTGAGAATATTATCCCTATGCTTACAGGCGGGGCAGAAGCTAAACTACTAACTAAAGGTGTTCCTGCACTGGCGAAGTACGCACCGAGTATTGGTGAAGGTTTTGCACAGATGGGACAAGAAGCCCAGAAACTTACCGCAGAAGCCCCAGATAAAGAACTCTCAGGTAAAGGAGAGCTTGCCGCTTTAGGGTCAGGTGCACTAGATGCAGTTATCGGACGGTTTGCAGGTAAGCTTGTATCTAAAGCTGGCGGTACTAACGTAGAAGATACTCTATACGGTACGATTGCTAGAGATATGGGTGAAGAGGCTGCACGCAACCCCAGTGTTGTTAAACGAGTCCTTGTATCTACGTTAGGTGAAGGTGCAGAAGAAGCACTTCAATCAGGGCAAGAGCGTATCTGGGACAACTATGCAAAAGGTGCTACTAACTTACCCACACTTCTTGAAGGAGCTGTTGACGATGCAACACTAGGTTCTATCTTAGGTACTGTTATGGGTGGCGGTGCGTCTGCATTAAGCGGTAAAGGTGAACAAGCTCCAGCCCCAGAAGTTCAACCAGAAGGTGAAGTACAACCAACACAGCCTACTCAAACTTATTCTGATAGAGACCGTAAAGTAGACATGGAGAACGGGCTTGAGCTTGCGGGTGTAACTCCTGAAGACCATCCAGAGCTTTATGTAGAGTTATCGGACCCTAAACATTACCAATCAGAAGAGTCTATCAATGCACTTGATGAACGCCTAAAACGATATAAGTCTGAAGAAGCGCCTAAAGAAGGTGAAGAGGAGATAGACTTTGCCTCTGCTCTACCTAAAGAATTCGATGACGCTGCATGGGAAGCCCATTTAGAAAAGCAACGCGAGTATGCACGGCAGACAGCACCAGCGGCAGAGCAGCCACAGGCTGAGAACGTAGCGCCACAACCCGAACCTATACCGTCGGTAGCTACATCAGATACCCTAACCGAGCATAACGTAGAGTCTCTGCAGCCTTACCTTACTCCAGAGATGAAACGCCTTGTAGCTAGCGGTAAGCTTACTTTGCACGATAGTATGGACACATTGCCGGGTGAAGGGCATCCAGAAAACGTACAAGGCCTTACAACGCCTCAAGGTGAAGTACATTTAGTAGCTAATAAGCTTACCCCAGAGACGCTACCTAGAGTGGCGATGCATGAGATGGGTGTACACGTTGGTATGAGAGGTATGGTGGGCGATAAAGTCTGGGGGGATTTAACCTCTCAAGCTCTGACCACTAAGGGAGATGCGTTTGACCGTGCAAGACAAGCTGTCCCTGAGAATACACCAGAACACTTAAAAGGTGAAGAAACCTTAGCATACTTAGTTGAGAATGCGCCTAATTTACCTATCGTAAAACGTGCAATATCAGCTGTTAAAAACTGGGTGCGCACCACATTTGGTGCAAGACTTAGCATTACCGAGTCAGATATCCGCCACCTTGCAGCGAGAGCACTAAGTAGAGAATCTAAAACTTCTGAACGTTCTGTACGCGAAGGTACAGCTTATGCAAGAAAAAAACAAGATAGAGAGTTAGGTGAACAGTTAGGGCAACAAGATTTATTTACTAATTTTGGAACATCAGAAGTAGAGAACTCTCGTAAAAATATGGCTCCCAAAGATGTACTTGCAGATATTCCAGAACTTGTACAGGGTGTCAAAGATTTAAAAGAGGGTAAGATATCTAAAGCTGAATACACAGACCTTGTACAAAAATATAAACCTGTTGAGCCTTACGAATCTGTACCTGAACCTACTTCACCTGAACTAGCTTACAAGGCATTAAGTGAAGGTAAATCTCAGAGTATAGAGAAAGCAGAGAAGTATGGACTACCTTCAAAATTATTAAAAGGGGGAGAAGAAGTTCAGCTTAGATTAGATATCCCTTCTTACACAGGCCCTCATAATGCATGGGTAAATTCTGTTCATAGTTTAGCGTCTAAATCTGGTACGGATGCTTCGTTTAATGCAGGACCTGTGATTGGGTATGAATCTGTATCTCATGTAAAAGGTAATGTTACGTTTGGTATGCATCAAGAGGCAGGCTATAAGATAGCGGCTAAAGAGAAGACTAAATCTCCTATGGCTACTATAAAAGGCGAGTGGGTCCCAACTACCTCAGAGAAAGCTTATGCAGATATGCAAAAATACCTGCACGATAAAGATTGGACTCAAGTTGGTATGGACCCTAAACGCCATTCCTATTTTTACGATAGAACTACTAGAGAGCCTATTACGAGTGCAGATGAAGTAATTCAAATCGGGCCTTTAGTCCTTGCCAGAAATGCTAAGACTGACAAAACAAAATCAGACTTCCTATACTCAGTAGCACCCAACTCAAAACTCCAAGAGCAAGTAGAGAAAGACCGTCAGGGTATGCGCCCTGCTGCGGTTAAAGAGAAGAAAGGGCTTAAAGAGAGATTTAGTAAGTCTGGCGAAAACCTGCAACGTGCGGCGGATGTGTATGAAACGCAGTTCTTCAGTCATGATGCAGGCTTCATTAACACTGTGCGTAGAACATTAGAAGGTATGAAGCTCGACCCTAATTTAATAGGTAAACTCCTAGATAGGGTTTCTCAAGCACAGACTGTTAGTGACTCTTCTATATCAGCAGAAGGAGCGTTATGCGGTAGTGTAGAGTACGATACAAATACCGACTTTTTTGTGGCTGTAGATAAAGCTGATAACTTAGTTACTATGCGTCAGATTATTGATGATGCAGGTACTGAGTACGGCTGGTCTGAAGAGGAGACTCATAAGTTCTTTACATCTTATATGGTAGCTGGGCGCTTGAAAGAGAAGTACGAGAAAGCGCGTGCTTTAAAAGTAGAAGCTAACAAACAAACTACACCTGCTGCAAAGGCTGCACTCTTTAAACAATCTCGTGAGATTACAGATACTCTTAAACTGGGTATGACTGAAGAAGAGTGCGATGCTGCAAGAGAAGCTTATAAGTCAGTAGACGGGTTTGTAAAGGCTGAAAATATGTGGCATAAAGTCAGAGAGAATACGATTGATGTGCTTGTTAAATCGGGACTCTACTCGAAAGAGAAAGCAGATGCCTATATGGACGCCGCCTTTTATACACCTATGTATCGGGTTATGACAGACAAGACTACGTCAGATGAGCTTGAGGATACGTTTGATGATATGTCTAGCGGGAAGTATAAACCTAATATATCGTCATTAATTAAAGGGATGAAGGAGCAAAAGTTCAAAGGCTCTAATCGCGAAGTATTTAATATGATGGATAACATGGAGCATTGGGTTCAGATAAGCTTCTCTCGTGCAGTACGGGCTAAGAAAGCCACAGATATGATAGACACCGCTAGACGCTATTTACCCGAAGGCGCAGTATCTCGTGTGCAAGGCACTAAGTCCAATAAAGACGATACTATAACGTGCTACTTTCATGGTAAAAAACAGTATTGGCGGTTTGATGACCCACTTATGGCAGTGGCTTTCAGAGGCGTACCCGCCGCACCGTTTGCCCTTAAGTCTATTGGTAAAGTCAGTGATATCATGCGTAGTGGTATCGTATTAACCCCTACATTTACTTTATCTCAGCTACCTCAAGATATCTACGATGCAGCATTCTCATCAGGGGTTAAGAATCCGTTTAAGTTATTTACTACGATGCTCTCGGAATTTAAGACAACTGCCTTCTCAAAAGAAGATACAGAAGCTCATAAAGCCTTGAAAGCTATTGGGGCTGTTGGTGCCAAAGATTCTCTTGGAGATTCTCGCACTCTGCATTTATATGACACCGTACATCATACACACTTAAGTAAAGACAAGACTGCATGGCGTAAATTTAAGTCCTCTTTAGAGAAGTTTGCTATGGCTGGGGATAACGCTATTCGCCAAGCAGTGTATGTGCGTACTATGAAGGAGCTTGAAGGTGACCCGCGAGCTAAGTCTATTGCCTATCAGAGAGCCTTCGATATCATTAACTTCCGTAGACGTGGTGCGTTAGCTGTATTAGAACAAGTACGTTCAGTCACTCCATTTATGGGGGCAGCAATCCAAGCGCACCGTGCGGCGTACCAAGTGATAGCTGGGAGAGGTCTAGCGTATCAGTCCAGTGCAGACAGTAAAAGTGCACATATGCGTCTTGCAACAACATCTATTACTATGGCTACCATGTCCTTTATCTACAATATGCTCTATGGTGGACTGCTTGGAGATGATGAGGATAAAGATAAATTCAACAAAGAAGATACTCGCTTTAAAGATACGCACATCATGTTATTTGGTGGCAGTTCGATGGTATCTATTCCAATACGTCCAAGCGTATTCTCCCTACCGTATATTACGGGAAATCATTTATTTCAATTAGGTATTGCTGAGTCTGAGAACCCACGTCAAACAGCAGATGCTTATAGAGAGGCTATTATATCGGCATTCGGTATCCCTATGTTTCCTCCTGTAGTTAGAGAAGGGTTTCAACAGGCAACTAACTACGACTTCTTTACGAACCGTCCTATTGTTCCAGAGCGCCTGCGTAAGAATGACCCGTCCTATCAGTACGATGACCGCACATCTGCTTTAGGTAAACTCGTGGGTGAGGCAACCTCAGGACTTCCAAAAGAAGCTCAATTATCACCCATTAAGTTTGATCATTTTATGAAAGGTTGGTTTAGTGGCGTGGGTACGGCTATCCTGCAAACGTCTAATATGGTGGAGGTTGCAGCTTCTGATAATCCGTCTAAAGAACACACCTTTAGAGAAATGGTTAGGATGTTCCCTAGCGTACCAGGTCTTGTTCCAGAGGAGTTTAAAGAGCAGAGTAAGTCTACTTACTATGATTTGCGTGAGGAGGTTGAAGGAGCGCATAGCACCTATAATCGGTTGAAGAAAGAAGGGAAGCTTGAGGATGCGCGTAAGTACAAGGAGAGCAATAAGAATCTTCTAAACGAATCTGTGCATCAGAAGATGAACCACTTAAAAACTGAGACTGATAAGATTCATGCAACTACTCGTAAGATTCTAAGTAACAAGAACTTATCTTCGGAGATAAAAGCGGAGAGAGTACGAGCTCTTGAAGCGAAAGAACGTAGGCTCCTGTCACACGTCCAGACTTTATACGATAAAGTCCATTAAAAGAGAGGGGGCGTTACGCCCCCTTTTTCACCCCATCTGCGTAGTATCTAAAACCAGTGCAATTACTGCAGGACTATCCTGCACCGTACCAGCCGACATCCTAACTTTAGTTGTATCGAGCAGAATACCAATTTTCTTCAAGTCCTCTACTAAGCATTTATACGACAACTGCTTTCTCGCACACCACGATTTAAACACTGACGCTATGATATAGGCTCTATGCGTATCTGGCTCCCTGCGTATCACAAGCGCACCGCGAGGAGTTTCAATAGGTACACCAAGTGTCCCTGCAATAGTAGGGGGCTTATTATTTATTACAAGCTGATTCTGCATATGCTCTGACATAAACAACCCTAAGTTAGCTGACGCTTTATCTTCCTGCACTTTCTCTATCTTTCTTGCGTGTCCTATTTTCTTAGCTAGATAGTCAATCACAGGTTGCATAGGGATATTAATAATACCTAACTCGTTTGCGAGTTTACCTCCGAAGATAGCAGTTGCAACTAGAGCAGAATAGTAGCGGTCTCTTTGAAGTAGGTTAGCTTTCACATCGAACTGACGTTGGCACTCAAATAACTCGTTAACAGATTCATCATAGTTATCCAAAATAGCCTGTGCAATGATATCTCCTGCATGACCGTAGTTACATATAAGGTCTCTACTAAATAACTGGTCAGATTGTTGCTTAGTTAAGGAATCAGCGCGTACTACTTCAAGCTCTAAGATACGCAGTATCTCACCCTCTGGGTCAGCCTTTAAAGTTTGCAGTACCTCATGCAAGCTGTTGTTACCAGACGTGATGCAAGGCATAGACCATGTAGTGTTGTTAACTCTTTCTATGTTAGCTGAAGAGCTCATACGGTTTCTACCACGACCATTTGTAATACCAAACGCTAAGTCACTGATATCATCCGCAGGTAAGTTAGTCAGTTCGTCAATGCAGAGAATAAGATTTTGAATAATACCCATACGCTGATACTTAGCGAGAATCTTATCGTCATTAACCAGCATAGTTTTCGTAGGATGACCCCATACGCTATTAGCTACATACTGGATAGTTGATTTACCCACACCTGATGATGCGTTAGTTAAGTGGAGCATCGCGCCACCTAGTGAGAACACCTTAAACATAGGTGCACCAAGACTTAGGAATAATGCAAAGGCTCGTACTTCATTTCCGGGAAGCCCATAAGTATTGACTACGTTAGACCACGCTTCAAGCGACCCTTCTTTAGTGTACACCTTAGCGGCTTCTTGTGTGGTAGCTGAGGGCGGACTGTATTTAGGGAATGCACCTTTAGTCATTTCTCGTGCCCCAACAACAAACGATGTGTTATCTGAGTTCCATCCAAACTGCACTCTTACGTGCTCTGCCTTCGTTGTATTTTGCAGGTGTTTAGTCCACGCTACTAAGTAAGCCATAATCAGTTTCATCTGATTAGTATGAGCCGCGATACCCTTATGAGAAAGAAGCTCACGGCATTTATCCCCTGCTGTTACCGTTGCAAGGGGAGCAATAAAATCACTCACCCCATCGTGCGGACGGATAAGACGCATATGCAAAACTTCACCGTCATTTGGGTCACTACGTCTACCTACTACATAAAAATCGTTTTCATACACTAACGCTTTATCAGTTTCTTCCCCATCACCAGAATCAAGTACGCTCTTAACGTACACACCACCATTAGGTCCTCTAGTGTATGGGTATGGGTATTTGGGAATCTCTATATCTATTGTGCCAAGCTCTTTACTCTCTGCGGTAACGATGTTATCCGAAGGTGATGCTTCTAGTATGTCTCTACCTAGCATCAAGGGTGTTGTTATATTCCCAGTGTGCTTACACCCTACGCACAGTTCTGGATTGATAGTGTTAAATGTTTCGCATAAATGTGGACCCTTAATGAGCCACGCCTTTCTTTCAGTCTCAGCAGGATTATATTCATCGTGTGCTTGAGATATTTTATGTATCGCTGTTTCTTTATCTACGCAGAACTGTGCAATAGATAGCCCTGCTCTCCAGAGAGGCTCTGATATATCGTTTTGGTTTAAGTATATATGCGCCATTTGCGCACAACCACTACCACTAAGGCTCTTATGCATAACACGAGAGAACTTGTATATGATGTTTCCAAGTAGCGCACGAGTTGTATCGTTGAGCGTTACATTAGAAGCGGCGAGCTCTGCTTGTGCTAGGGGAGTTAATATATCTTTTGGTGTTAGTACATCTCTGAAATACTGCACGGGGTTTGAAGGAGAGAGTGTTATAAGTTCAACATCAACTGCTTCGCCACGTTTAAAATTCTTGGTCTGAGGGATACGCAGAATACGAGCACCGTCAGTTGTTATACCCATATCTTTAACTTGAAACTTCTCAGCTATCATGCGGTCAACTAATGCAGTAGCTAAAGGTTTCCATTCGTTGTAATCAATCGTAGTATCAAACGCCCAGTAGATGTGTAAGCCGTATCCTGATGATACGATGGTTGGTTTGGGAAGGTTAACTGCTTTGCAAAAATCTTTAAGAGCACTGATACCTGTAACCTGTGTTTCATACGCAGTACCTTTGCCGATATCTAAATCCACCCATAGCGATTTAAACAGATTAACATTCTTAGCACTTCTACTTATATTTGAATGGTAGGTAGCTAAAGCAAAGTAGGCATCTACTCCAGCCGTTGTTTGTTCGTCTGCCCAAACCTCTACTTCCTCGAATGTGTTAAAGAATACTTGGGTAGTTCTTTTATTGATTATCCCTACTGCGCAATACAAACCTCCTTGCGCTACTACTGTATTAAAAAAATCTATCCTGTTCATGGCTATACCTAAAAATGAGGGTAAAAAAAGGGGCGGTGCTATCCGCCCCTTCTAATGGGGAAGTGCTTAGTCAGCCCATTCAGCCAATGTACTTTCAAGGTCAGTTGGGTTAGCTACTGTAGCTGAGGGCTTCTTCTCTCTTACAACGGGTTCAGCAACGGGAGCATCTTTGAATAAGCCTTGTGGTGCTGGTTTAGGTGCAGGGACTGGAGCCTCTTCTTTTTTAGCTGCTGAGAAGCTGGTAGTAATTGCTTGGATTGCTTCAAGTGAAGTAGCTTTATCTAATACAACCTCAATCTCTTTTTCATCTAATGGACGTACTGCACGGAATACCATCTTAGGTGTTGCAGAATCTGTATCGAATCTAAGCTCGGTTACAACATCAGTAACATTTAAACCGTGTCCTGCTAGTTGCTTAGCATATTGGAAGAGAGGCATCTTACCGTTCTCGCCTTTACCAAATAAAGAGGTTGCTGCAAGTGATAACTCGTATATGTCACCATGCATATCATTCTCAAGTAATACTGCGAGGCGGTGAGTATATCTGCAAGCTCTACCAGAACCTTGACCAGACCCCGCGATGTTCATAGGGCAGGTAGCACAGTTGTGGTTTTTAGGAGTTTCAATAGTTGGGCTAGGTACTTCACCATCCGTACTCCAGCAATCTGGAGAAGAGACTACGCCTTCTTGGTATGTCCCTGCGTAATACTGACGTGATGTTTTAGGTGCCGCCGCCGCAATGATAATGTTCATTGCACGGTCTTCGTTCTTAGCAACCTCTTGACCACCAACAGTTAAGCGAAAGATGTTACCTCTTACTGAGATGCGGCGAGCATCAGATGAGCCGCCCATAAGAGCCTTAGTAGTTTCACTCAACTCTCTTTTTGCAAAGTGTGCTGGGATTGCTGCGCCTGTTGTAAATAAACTCATTTCGTTAGCCATGTGTATTTGCTCCTGATAATTTAACAATAGTAGTTTTTTTAGAAATTAGTGCTTTTACTTCGTTAGCACTTAATAGGTATTCATTACCTCTGCGGTAAGAACTTAATTTACCTGTGTTTCGTAGTTTGGAAATATACTGCCTAGAGCAGTTTAGTATCCCCATTACTTGTTTAGTTGTCAAAAATACTTCTTCGTCATCTTGCGGTTCCATATCATTTCCTTCTAACGGTTATGGCATATCTGCTATCAATATTCATGCCTGGAGGCATGAGGTTAGGGTTTTCTTCTAAAAAGGATTTCATGTTTGTCTGATGCACTCGTTGCTCCATAAGTTCAAACGCATCATGTTCCTTAATAAAGTTTTTCATACTGTTCCAATCGCTTGTCCAGTATCTTGTTTTAACCGTCCGTGTCACTGTACCTGCTGAGGTCTTAAGTCCGTCTGTCCCCGTCTCCTTGCAAAGCTCTAGTAGAGCCTGTTGTACTGCATCTTGTTGCTGTTTAATTCTATCGTCTGCTTCATCAAACTCTCGTTGCAGTTGCTGTCTTGCATCTCTCATTTTTATGTAAGCTTTGACGAGTTGTTCTACATTTACTGTACTCATGTGATTCCTCGTGTCTTTCTTTGAAAGAGATTATATTGTACACCCTTGTAACCCTTGTGTCAACTGATAATATCTTTATACAAATCCAATAACTTAGTCTGAGCCGCACCTTTATCTTCTAATACGTTTAAGACTTTCTTCTCTACGGGTGAGCCTACAAGATGCACCACGCTACATCTGTTTACTTGGCCTGCACGGTGAATACGCGCATTGGCTTGCTTATAGGTTTCCAGTGAAAGTGTGACGCCCCACCACACAATCGTATTAGCCGCGTGCAAAGTTACCCCATGCGCCGCCGCTTGCGGCTGGATAACCAGAATCTGCGGGTTAGGTGAAGTCTGGAATGCGTTGAATAATTCAGAGCGTTTGTTTGCATTAATGCCACCATGAATAACTCCCACACTGTAGCCTACATCTAATAGTATCCTCTCTACTATCTCTATGGTGTGCTTAAACTGCACGAACACAATCGTCTTATGAGATGTTTCAGTTACAATGTCCAGCAGTTCTGCCGCACGAGATTTCACATCAAACTCAATCACTTCTCCAGTATCCGAATACACCGCCCCAGATGAAAGTTGCAATAGTTTGTTTAAAGCAACCGCCGCATTAGCCGCAGTAATCTCTTCTCCTGCCGCTTGCATGAGCATCTCTTTCTTGAGCATCTTGTAACACTTATCTTGTTGCGGAGATAGCGGTACATCTCTTGTCTGGTACGTTAGCTCTGGTAGGTCTAGGCATTCTTCTTTAGTAAACCGTATCGCAGGTTGCATAAAGCTGTGTACTATCTGCTCTGCATCGGGGCGATTCTTAAATGTAAACTGTGACGTGCGTATCTGTACCATATCTCGGAACGCATTAAACGCTCTGGGTGTTTGCTTAGGGTTAACCAGTTTAATTAGTCCATACGCATCTACTGGTGACTGCGCCGCAGGTGTACCCGTTAACATCCAAAGCCATGTGTCTGCAGTAACTAGACGATTCATTGTTTTCCATCTACGAGTCGAGACGTTTTTTAAATGCGTAGCTTCATCTACTACAATCAAATCAAACCCGCCTTCAGCAATCTCCTTTTCTACTATTTCAACACCGTCAAAGTTTATGATGATTATCTCTGCATTACCCTTAATAATCTGAGCACGCTTCTCTCTACTACCATGTGCAATCTCAACTGACCGATGCATAGCTGTCTTAAATAAATCTTTGCGCCATGCTGCATCCATAATAGATAGAGGGCAAATCACAAGCATACGGCGTATCACACCGAGTTTCATTAGGTAGTCAGCCGCCCAGATAACAGAGTTAGTTTTTCCCGTACCCATCTCATTTAAGCAAAAGGCTCTTCGGTTAAGTGTTAGAAACTCTGATGTTACTCGCTGATGGTCAAAGGGTTTATACATCCCTGTCCACGTATACTGTGTGCGAATAGGTGAGGGCACGTTTTTAATACCTATGTTGTTTAGGATATGCGCTTCACCTAACCCAAAGTTTACCCATACATCTACCGTACCAAAATCAATATCTTTAATTTTACTTTTTGTAATGACGCTTGTAATAGCATCGGGGTTAGGGGTCTTGATAGACAAGACCTTATCTTGAATAACTTGTATTTCCATTGTCGCTCCGTACAGCCCCTTAAGGGGGCGAATCATTTATCTTCTAATACTTCAAATAGCTGAGGCTTATTCGTACTTCTATTAAAGTACCATGCTCTTACTTTGTTTAGGCACATCTTCCGTTCACTAATACGCGTTCTAAGAGTCATGGTACATAGAGCGTCTATGTGACGCTCTACTAAACTCTCAGGTAAACCAGACTCCGTTGCAATAATCTGCACTGACTTTACGGATACTTCCATATTATTTCTTCTTAGGTTTAGCTTTTTTTGGTGGCTCGTTCTTCTTCATAGTGTGGTCACTGTTGCGTTGGAATGAACGATTCACTTCTGGGTCTCTAAGACGTAGGTTGTCTTTACCGTTACCTGCTTTAACGCCTTTGATATGGTCTATGTCTTTCCCAGTGCGGTCAATACCCGCTTTATCATATGCACGGCGAGCACGTTGTCTTTCCATTCTAGCTTCATGCGCCCCAGGGCGAGTCTTCTCTAGTTCATATTCTCGTTTAATGTTTCTGTCTTTCTTATCTTTGTAGGGCATTACCCCTCCTTATAGTTACCGTTATGAATGCACCGTGTAGCCTGACACCACTTTTTGCATAGTCCGTTAGGAATAGGATTAAATACTCCCGTCTCGTAGGCTACTGACCGTTGCGCTAATACAGGTGCTAGTTTATCAAAAATACTCAATCTATTCTCATATGTATATTCTTCTTTTACCATCTCGTTAGCTACTACGAATAGTAGCATCCCTTTGATAGTCTCAACATACGGGAACTCTAGGAACACCGCCGCCGCTAGTAGTGCTAGTTGCTTAGTGTCTGCATACTTTGCTGACTTGCCTGTTTTATAATCCACAATATACGCTTTCTTAGCATCTGCGTCTACGATGACAAGGTCTGCAATGCCACGCCAGTACCTATTAGGTGCTTCATAATCACAGAACTCATACCCAGTACCTACCTCCGCCACTGCAAGTTTATACTCGCAAAGCTTTCTACCCTTAATGCTATTGATAGTATCAAGGAACTTCTTAACAAATATAAACCGCTCTGGTAATGCCTCACCTTTACCTATGTAGTTCTCAGCCGCAAGATGTAAGTCTTTTCCATACAGCGTAGCTGAGGTATCTGCAAAAGGGATATACTTTAAAACATGATGTGCTTCGTACTGCTTAGGGCAGGTAATAAACCTGCTCAATGAACTATAAGTAAAACTGGGAACATTCATTTTTCTCTATCCATCTTAAGTAGGCTCTTTCGGGTGATGAGCCAGTACACGTTATAGAATCCCACTCTGTGTAGCAGACCCAAAAACTACCGATTTTTCTTATTTTCGGTTTCAAATATGTCAGCGCAATCTTTGTCACACCATCTCCTCTTGTATCCTATAAAGTCACCGCACGTCCAACAGAGTCCAGTGGGGTTAGTTGTATCTATCTTTGAGGCTTCTCTACATATTAGCGCTATCGCTTTATCTCGCATCATCTCCTCATGCAGTGACGCGAGGTCTGTGTTTCCATCTTCTGTTGCCATGTTATTTTTCGTTATGTATAAATACTAATCTAGACAGGTACCATTGCGCTTTCTGCAAGTCTTCATGTGCTTTACCTTTGTTTCGGTATCGCCACATATACTTAAAGGCGTTGCCTCGCAGATACCCAATAAACTCTTCGGGCGTAAGCATTGCTTCCATCGCAACAATACATTCTATTTTACCATTTTTGTAGTGTGGAGGCTCGTTAACCATGTCTTCTTTTTTAGCTTCGTGTACTGAGTCCCCCATATAGAGTTGTCCTTGTGTGTATGCATCATAAATTGTTTTCGGTTTGTCGTTCATAATGTTAGCTCCCAGCCTGTTGGCTTTATTAAATGTTGTTGTAAAAACTTTCTGCACATCTTGTTGTCTAGTGAACTAACGTCTCTGCGCCTCTTCCTTTGCAAAGAGTCTTGTACGCCTGCTACGACTGCACACTTCTTACATATCGTACTCTCTACTTTAAACGCTACCTCATCTTTAACCAGATTACATACTTCACACAGTCTATTCATCGTCTAGTTCCACAAATACGTTTGGCGCAATCTTATGTAGCTGGCGGTTAATCTCATGTGCCACTGCGCGTATCTCCCACTGCACTTCTTTACCACTGCGCAGTTTAATAAAGTCATACCACGCTTGGAAGTTACCGACTACCAGTAATTCTGTTGTCGTGCCTTGTGGAAGAATGAACCGCGCATCTTCTTTCTTTACACCTTCGGCAATTAAATCTTTATAGACTTGAGTTAACTCAGCATACACAGTTTCAACTATTGTTTTATGTTCACCCTTAATTGATGGAGGTAGTACAATCTCGACACCACCTTCATTGCAATACCGCTGACTACGTTGAAGAAATCTAAATGCTTACTGCGAACAAACTGGTGACTACAGATACGGCTAATATCTTCAACTAAGAATGTCGCATGAGCAAAGCGTAGTGTAGATAGATGACCTTTAGTCACGCAGTGTTCTGCCCGTTTGATGCACTGCTCTGGTGATTGTTCACCTGTCTTACCGTAGCATATTCCTGCCAGTAATCCGATGTGTTCTTCGGGGTTGGGTGTGCTTTGCACTAGGGTTACTTTCATATTTTGTCCTCCCACGAGAAGTTGTATCTATCTTTTACTTTAAATATCAGTAAGCCTCTTTCATCAACCTCATCTTTCTCCACCTCATCACACGTAAACTCAGGCATAGTACCAAAAGTATAAGGAGATTTCTCATCAGGTGCAGTACGATATAGTTCTTCTAACTCTATTTGCATATTACAGAACTTATCCATCACCTCTGTAAACTCTTTAAAAAACTCTTCACTAACCTCAACCTCTCTACCAAACCCATCACCTATATCATATATTGGGTAGAGCTCATCCTCACTAACTTTTAGTTTCATTTCTTCTCTCCACTAAGTGCATAAGGATGACAGGTTAAATTCCAGCGAGTAAAGTGAGTACCCATAGATTTAAGAACAAAGTCTTGTCTTGTTGCCGCTGATTCACATGATGCCTTATCTGCAAATGTGGCTGTTGACTGCATAGTATGGATGCTTGATGACCACGATGTAATCGTACTAATTAGTATATAAGCTGTTGTTGCAATCATTTTGTTTCTCCTTTATGTCGTTCAAAATAACCAAATAAATCCCATGCAAATTTGTTACCGTTGCGGTCAAGCCAATGTAACTCTAAAACAGCTTCTTCTGCACCGCTGGGAGCTTTACTCCAATCTATCTCAAATAAAGCATCGGCGACCTGTTGAGCTGTTAATTTATCCCTAACAATCATTTTGTTTCTCCGATGTAGCGGTATTCTCTATAATCAAGCCATGGGGGGCTACCCATTATTTTCCCCCAATTATTATCGAGGTTGACTTCAAACTCAACCCAAGGGTCAACACGTCTTTGCGCAACCTCAGCATATTTCATAATCATTTCTGCGTGTGGGTGTGGTGTAATGATTGGTTTTGGTCTATCGTATTTTGCTATTTGAAAACAGAATCTCCATGTGTCTTCACCAACCCAATAAAAATTTACTTCTGCTCTTTCTGCACATTCTGGTGCTTTACCCCAATCAACATTAACTTGCACACCTGTTTGCTTTTCGTTCCATTCATTTAAATATTCTTGAAAACCTTCGTTACCATCCCACCACTTATCATGTACTAATGTCAATTCTGCAATCTGTTCGTTTGTTAATAAACTCATACCCCTGTACTCCCAAAGCCACCTGCACCACGTTCAGTTACTGTGCTGAACTCCTCAACCTCTACAAACTCTGCTCGCACAATAGGAATAAACTTCATTTGGGCAATACGATCTTGCGGGTTAATCTTGTACACACTAGTACCGGTATTCTTTACAGACACTTTAAGCTCTCCCGTAAAATCACTATCAATTAAGCCAACACTATTGCCGAGTTTGATACCATGATTATGCCCAAGACCGCTGCGTGGCAGAATGACAGCCGCCACATTATCGTCATTGATGTTGATGGCAATACCTGTCGGTATCATCGCAACCTCACCTAAATCTAACTTAATCGGTTTTGTGATGTTAGCTCTTAAGTCTACTGCCGCACTGCCCAAAGTTTCATAGGCAGGAATAACTACATTCTTTGTTAACTTCTTAATTTCAATTTTCATTTTCTACTCCAATACCGTGTGCTTTTTCTATTGCTCTGACAAACTTAAAATATGGATTATTATCAATGTAACCATACTCGTTTAAAAAGCCGTAGACATAACCAACATCATCTTTAACATGGTCAAGAGTGAATCCTGCATTGTATCCAATGTTAAAAATTTCATCATCACTCAAAGGTTCTTGTTTTTGTGGTGCTAGGTAGAGTGGCACATAATATTTGTGGTTAGCATAATAACTATCGTCAGTAAGACCGCCTTCCCCATTTGTTGACATCCACGCCACAGGCACTTGCTCATCTAGGTCTAGTTCAGCTTGTATATCCCAGTACAAATCATAATGAGTTTCTTTTAATTCGCGCAGTGTATCTCGCACTCTTTTTAACAACTCTCTTTCTTTACTCATTTCAATACTCCACATTGCGTTTGTAAAGATTCATATTTTTTTTGAAAGTCGATTCCTTTAAAAAAAAAAAGACAGTTTGCTATAATTAATATAAAAATTACCGCTTTACTTCTCATAACTCCACCTCCCCAAATTTCAGCATATCGC